GCACTATCTGGACCATCAACAAAGTCAATAATCTTTAATGGTAGTGTGTTAGTAGTGTTAGCAGATGAGCCATCTACGGCATTTCTGCTTCTTCCGATGCTAGTTGATCCTGCTGTTTGGACTACGCCAACATTTTTGCCAAGATCATCTTGAGTTAATGCTTCATCTGACTGCATTTGCATTACAACAAATGGGTCTGATGCAACATAAGCTTGAATATCCGTAGCATTTGTACTAGCAGGATAGTATAAGCTGTTTGTGAATTGTCCTGTTGTAGGATCGGTGTACGAACAACCTAAAAATACGCCAATAGGAGTCAAGGAAGTAGTTCCTGTGTCCTTTTGAACAGTAGTGTTTGGGTTATTGTCCGCCCATTTTACAAAATCACCATAAAATATTGAAGTAGCATAGTTTGCTGTAATTTTATAGTGTGTAATTTTTGCATTATAGGCACACGATACTAACGAAGATACAGGCAATGCACCGCTTGGTGTAGCTGTAGAAGCCATAATTCACCCCGTTTTTTAAAAAGTTATATATATCCTAAACTTTAGGAATCGCTACCAAATGTTGTCTTTGATTTTCTTTCAAATACTTGTTTTGTAGCCATTCTTGAGTCTTGGTCCTTAAAATACGCATTATCCACAGACTCCATCTGATTTTTTGCTTGTTCTGAAAAGTGTTCAGTCCTCGCATCAGCTTTTTCTTGTGGCATTTTGCATAAAAGTAACCCACCAATCTCTATATGACCTCTTTCTGCCCACTCAGACTTGTGATCCATCATCTGAACATGAAGTTCAGGGTGATCTTCCGCCCTACATGGTGTCCAACCTGATCTAAATTGTTTAGATACATTGGGATTATCGGCAGTTCCTAACAATGAAGTACGAATCCACCTAAATACCCAACCTGGTTGGGGGTCTGGATTTGGTAGATTAGAAGGATTTTCCCAACTTTCTACCCGTTGAGCGACCTCTCGGTCCTCTGCTGTTCTAGCAGTACGCACTTGTGAATCAATTTCAGTTGATTCTTCTGTTTTTATTTCACTATCTGTATTTTCTGTCATTTAAGACTCCTTTAATAGTTGTTTTGCGTATTGTTCAGGCGTTATACCAAGTCTTTGTGCTAACTTAACTTGCGTCTGAGTCAATCGTACGGAGCGAGGATTCTGTTTATTACCTGTATTCCTCGTAACAGGTGCTACAACGCTTGATGGTTGTGTTTTTTCTTGGGTTTCTTCCACAGAAACGCCAAAATAGTCAGGAAATTGTTGTCTCATAGAGTCATCAATCTTCTGAAAATACTGTTCACTCTTTGGATTTACACCTTCTGATTGTAGTGTTTGATCCAAATACAAAGCATATGAAGTCATTTTCTTATCTGCAGGTGTTTGTCCCATAAACCAAGCATTTCTATTTGCCCAATCTTGAGTCATATCATCAACTTCAAACTGTGGAACTTCTTGCGGAGCTTGTTGTGCCACTTGATTTTGAATTGCTTGTGCATATTGAGGTGCTTGAGCTTCTGCAATAGTTGCTTTTGATAACTCTGCTTGAGCTTCTGCCATCGCAGTAGTATCACCTTCATCATAAGCTTTCTTAAATTTTTCTTGAGCTGCTTGTTTTGCAAAAGCTGCGTTATTTACAGCAGCAGTATTTAAAACTTGACTACCTTGTTCAACCATTTGTTGCAGTCTTTGATTATCAGTCATCAAAGTTTTTAGTCTTTTAGCTGCTTCTTCCGATTGTTTTAAGGCAGACTCTTTTGCTCTTCTTTCTTCGTGAAACTCATACTTGAGTTTATTAATACGATCTCCTGCTCTTTTACTGTAGTCAGATATCTCTTGATCTAATACATCATCATCAGGAGTTTCTTCTTCTTTTTCGCTCTCGACTTTAGGAGGTCGTCTATCTTCTTCTGGAGTATCATCAACAACTTCGACATCAATCTCTTTGTCGTCTTTTACAACTTCATGCTGAACTCCAAAAAATTTATCTTCCTGTGTTTGCGGAGATAATTTGCCAGATTCATCTGGTTGAAATTCTGTTTCTATACTTGTTTCACTCATGCTCTTACCACTCCTGTTGGATCATCAACGACTGCTTCTACAGTATCGTCATTAATTAAGCGAAACTCTTTTCCATATATTTTCATGCGAGTACCTGAGTAAGCTCTGAAAACAACCCAATCGCCTTCTTTACACCAAGCTCCACTCGTAAACCTAGCTTTATCTTTATATGCGTCTGGACCTAATTTTAAAACATAACCACAGATGTTACTTACTTCTTCATCTTTTATTGTTTGTGATGCTTTGATAATTCCACCATCAGTTTTTTCATCAGCTTGTGGCATTGCTACTAAGATTTTCCAACCTTTTGGCTCTGGTAGCTGACTCTTAACTTTCTGTTCAACTTCTGGTGTTTCTATGGCTTCTATTTCTATGTTTTCTTTGCTCATATTTTGCATGACTTAAAGGAGTCAAGTTCCTATTCTATTGTGTGTTGTTCTACCCAATCGAGAACATCACGCTCTGCGAGAGCTAAACCCTCGATGATACCTGTGATCTTTGTGTATTCAGGAAAACTATTAGCTCCCCCTGTTGCTAAAAAATCTGAGTTATCATTCATTCTATCCCTAATTCTTTTTTTTAAGAATTCAGATAGTGATTGCTCATTGATATCATTAACCATCTTGGTCTAGATTATCAACGAATTCCTTCGCCATGTCTAGTCCTTTCTGATAGTCATCTCTAGCTATTTTGCTATCTTCTCTTTCTTGGTCTAACAAATCACTAGCAATTTGCTGTCCGATTTCTAAACCTTTGAGTTCTTTTTCTGTTGCTATTTCTTCTTGTTTGATAGCAACTGAATTACTTTCTTTTGTTTGTGCAAGAGCAACTCTGTTAGCATCTTGTATTGCTTTTCTTTGTACTTCTGCTTCTTTAACTGCAACTTCTCTTTCTTTCATTTGCAGAAGTGGGTCTTGCATTTCTTGTTTAATTCTTTCTTGATCAGCTTGAACAAGAGCTTTATCAGTAACTCTAACTGCTGCTTTAGCCATCATTTCAGATAAACGCTTCTCTGCTTCTGGTGGCATTGGTTGTCCTATTGGTGGCAACTCTACTCCTAATTCTTCTTCTATTTCTTTTCTAAACTGCATAGTCAAATGATCATTCACATAACTTGAAGCTGCAGCTAGTATTGATTGTGCATTAGGTGAAGCTTGTACTAATTTAAGTATTTCTGGATTTTCTTGTGCAGATAAAATAGTTTGTATATGTGCTTCGTGATCCTGATAATCAAAAGCTTTAACAGGAACATTATTTATTAAGTTTTGGACTGCGGTTACAGGATCAACAGGTGCTATTTCTTTACCACTTGGAACAATGTTATCTGCATTAGGTATGCCTAATACTTCAAGCATTTGTCTGTGCAACTGCTTCATGTCATACATTTGTGGAGCAGTTCCTGCTAGTTGTAAAGCAGCTTGATACTGCATAATTCTCTGTGCCATTGTAGAAGCATTTGGATCAGATACAGGTATAACATCAACTCTGTTATCAAAGTCTGCTATTTTAATATCTTCGGTTTCATCAACATCATATGGATATTTTGGATCGCCAAAGTCTTTAACTATACCAACAAGCAAATCAAATTCTTTTTTCATTGAAGCATGAAGTCTAGCTTGTACTGCTGACATAACTTTCATGTTTCTTTCTATCAAAGCAAGTGTAGTACCTACAGGAGCTTGATTGTTCATATCTGATATCTTCATATCAGAAATACTTGCAAAGCGTTTACCTTCATCAACAATAGTGCCTAGTAAGTTATATAAAACATTAGATGGCTCTTTGTATGGTAAGAAAGTAATGTTATCTCTAATTGCTCCGCCAGGAATATCTACATCTCTAAACTCACCTGGCATTATCGGAGTATCATCTCCTTTTATTCTAAGACCTCTGGATTTCAAACCTCCAGGAAGATTAGATAAAGTTCCTGCATCAACTAATTGTCTTAGAATTGATGTAGCAGATTTAGCTAATCCACCTATCATGTGTATCAAACCAAAGCCATAAAATCCTAATCCTGGTAAGTATTGATAGTGTACAAAGTGTGATCTTGCTTTCTTTTGCGGATCATCTTCGTAATAGTTTCTTCTGATACTAAGTATGTCTCCAGAAGGATAAGCAAGTGTTACTACATAAGGCAAAGCTATACCTGTTTCTTTTCCATCGACAGTATCTTCAAACCCTTTTAAATCAAGGTTTACTTGCATTTCCAAAAGCGTATGTCTTTGATCATAGACATCATTTTCAGATTCTCCTGTTAGTTCACTATATTTATCCTCAATATCTGAGTAAGTGTTTGGAGTCTCTGCAATTTCTATGTCTTTGTAAAAACCATTGACTTGTAGCTTCCTGATATCGTTAAAAGACTTACGCATTACATGAGTAGCTCTTTCACAGGTTTCTAAATCACTTGCACCATAATTAACTACTACATCTTCTGACGGCACAAATATCCCACTAGGTCTGCCTAAATTAGGATCGTAATAAACTTTTCTAAATGCTGATCCTGCTAATGGCAAAGAAAATAAAAGTTTTTCTGTCTCAGTTCGATACTCAGTCATTTCGTGAGTCAAAAGATAGTTTAAATAATCTTCAACTCTGTTTGCTTGTTTCTCTTTATCTTCTGTAGGTCTGCCTACAATAACTGTTTTGACAGGTCCTTTAGCAGGAAAAATTTCTGATATTGCCTGTGATTGAAATCTTATTACCGCTTCACTTAACATTGGGTGAAACACGCCACACGCTCCAGACCAGGGGGTAGTTCGTTCTTCAATCTTTAAACCTAGTTGATCTAAACCATTTGTGTAAGTATCTTCCCAATCTTTTCTGGAATCTTTGTCCATTTGAAAAGCACTAGTCAGTTCACTACCCAAACGATCTAATTCATCTTCATCAATAAAATCAACTAGATTGCTATTGAATTCAACATTACCTACTTCTTTTTGCGGATCGAAGTCAATCAACAAACCGCCATCTTCTGTCTCAATAGAAACAGATTCTGGATTTTCTATGTTAATACTTAGTGCTTCGCCTTCTGGGTCTTGTTCTATCAGACCTTCAACAGGGGTTGCAGGTGTTTTCTCTATAGCCAATATTTACTCCTAATAGTAATCTGCTTTGCGATCTGGTGGTAATTCTTCATCTTCTTCGTCTGAATGTAAAGGAATAAATCCACCTTGTCTAAATCTTAGTAATGCTTGTGTACTGCTATCAACCAAATCATCATGTTCCATGTTAGGAAATCCTGCGAATTCCTCAACAACTTCATCTGCCCACCTTGTACTTGGTCGCCAGACAACACCCGATGAAAAGAGATCAGATACTGCATTTACCCTAGATATCTTGTCGTTTCCTCTGCTAGGGGTATATTCTTGTACAGGAATACCCATAGCTCTTAGTTCAAATATCAAAGGCATACCTGCTGCTTTTCCCTCAACGATAAAGGCATCAGGTTTAAATTCGTTGTATTTTTCTAGTGCAAGTTGTTTCAAATCAGGAAACTCTAGTCTTTCTTTGTATGCGTCTAGCAAAATAACTTGTGGAGCAAAAGCTCCTGTTTCATCTTCTTTGTAGAAAACTCCCCATGTTGTACAAGCAGAAAAGTCTGCTCTTTGAGTTTTCAAAAAAGCCGTGTCCCAAGATTGAATAATAAAATCACATTGTGGCGGATTGTGTTGATTCCATGTTTTCCACCACTCTCTTTTTACCAAAGCTCCTTCTTCTGCAGTTGGATTCTGTTGGTATTGCGACTGCCATTTACTTGGTGGCAGTTCAGCTTTCAAAGCTTCAAGCTCTTTCAGCTTCCAAAATTCTTCCCATAATGGCTTACCCGAAGGCAAAATAGCGGGTAATTCAATAACTTCCCACTCGTCTGAGCCACCTCGTTTGATACTTGAATCAACGATCTGACCTGTTAAATCCCTCGTATGCCACCTAGTCATTACCACAACGATACTTCCATTTGGTTGTAAACGCTGTCTTGGTCCTGATGTGTACCACTCGTAAGTCTTGTTAAATACACCAATATCAGAACTAGCACCCTCTTGTTCCGAATGCGGATCGTCAATTATCAAAAGGTCTGCACCTTTACCCGTAACCGCACCGCCAACACCAATCGCAAAGTATTCACCGCCTTTGTTCGTATTCCAACGACCCGCAGCTTTACTATCTGATTGCAAACTGATATCAGGGAATATACGCCTATAATCTGCACTATTGACCAGGTTTCTGACCTTCCTACCAAAACCCACCGCCAACTCAGCAGTATGGGCAGTCTGAATGATCTTCTTATCAGGATATCGTCCTAGAAACCACGCAGGGAGCAAATAAGACGCAAACTCACTCTTGGTGTGTCTAGGCGGCATATTTATAATTAAACGCTTTAAATCGCCTCTAGCGACCTTCTCGAACGCTTCCGCCATTATCTTGTGATGATCCCCGTGAATAAATGCAGACCACATCTCCTGAACAAAGTCCATATAGCTATCTACGCACTTATCTCTCGCTTTTGCAGCTTCAAGCTCCTCAAGCAAATCCAAGAGGTCCATTTTATCCTCTGGAGACAGGTTATTTATCTTATTTAGATTTAAGTTCATTAGTAGATACCTACGAATTAGTAACCACCTAGTAGAACTAGGGAGAGAAAACATTAAAAAAAACTAAGTAGATACTTAGGTTTAGTAGATATCTACTAGGTGGCAAGGTATAAAAACCTTCAGATCGTACAATATTGGACGACTTCACAATAAAAAGCAAGTATTTTTTGAAAAAAATTTTTTACGCACTAGGATTCCTACCCCTTTATATATGAAAAAGGGGGTATGGGTGCAATCATATCGCTATCATATAGATAGTATCTTTATTGTTCCATAGAAATTACTCATAAAATGTGCATTTCACTATGTATGTATGTCTGTCAAGTGGCGGTCAAATTAGGGGGGTCTGGGGTCATTTTTTAAAAAAAAGCTCTCAGGATTCTTTTTGATCCTGTCGTTAAAAATACAAAAAAAACGGCTCTCTATAAGCCAATAAATACGGGGTTTCTAGTTTCGATCCTTTCATAGACTGGGCGGAATGTGATCTCGGGATCATATTGTTCGGGATCGTAACAGGTCTGGGCGGGAGCTTGTGAAAGTATTATCTGAAAAAATCTTTTAGCGATTGTTAATCGTTTAATAGTCGGTTGATACGCTCCTCGATTTCTTCCTCGATTTCTCCAACTGAGCGGGTTTCTGTCTGCTGTATGTTGTCCGTGAACATGGCTATAGATTTTCCTAAAAGTTCTAACGCTTTG